TAAATATATTTATAAGTTCTTGCCTGATTGGTTAAGATTATCAGGACCAGAATTAATTCAAAATAACGTTTTAAAGATGTCATTTAATAATGACTCGGTTATTGAGTCTTTGCCATCAGCAAATGAGCCTGCTCGTGGTGAATCCGTATACCTAGCCATCATTGACGAAATGGCATTCTTGCCAAACCCAGAAGAAGCATGGGCTTCTATTGAACCAATTGCTGACGTAGGTGGTCGTGTTATCTGTCTGTCTACGGCAAAGGGTGAAGGTAACATATTCTTCCAGCTGTGGCAAGGGTCACAAAATGGCACCAATAGATTTAAAGGGATATTTTTCCCATGGTCAGCATCAGAGCGTGACCAAGCTTGGTATGATGCTCAGGCAGCAGAATTGCCAATATGGCAGTTACATCAAGAGTATCCTTCCAATCCAGAAGAAGCATTCATCCGTTCCGGTAGACCAGTCTTTGATTTAGATTCTTTAAAGAAATTTGAAACCGTAACTCCTAAGAAAGGTTATAATAAAAAGCTTTCCGATGTTCGAAACTCTTATATGTTTGACCCCAACGGTGGACCGCTCTCTATTTGGCAGGTGCCCCAAGCAGGAGCCAGATATGTTATCGGTGCAGACGTTGCCGAAGGTTTGGCTAGAGGAGACTACTCATCAGCCCACGTCATTGATGCTAAATCAGGAGTAGTTGTAGCCCATTGGCATGGACACGTAGACCCAGACAAGTTTGGTGAAGAAGTCCTTTATGCCCTGGGATTCTTTTACAATGAGGCATTGATTGGTGTTGAGTCTAACAACCACGGTCTAACAACCCTAACTGCTTTAAATAAAAATAATTATCATAACTTATACCGTCAGCGTAGATTAAACCAAAGACACGCCGAAGCCACAGAAACATTGGGTTGGCGCACAACAACACTAACAAAACCTCTGGCTGTAGACGAACTTAATGCCAATATTAGAGATGGTGTATTAGATATCCGCTGTGAGTTTACGATTGCTGAACTTAAGACCTTTGTCCGTGACGACAATGGTTCAACTCATGGCTCACCCCACGACGACCGAGTTATGAGCCTAGCCATCGCTAACCAAATGTTAAAGTATGTGTGGTTGCCAGAGTACACCCCTAAAACAGACGCTCCATTTGGCACCCTAAACTTCTTTGCCAAGACAATTAAAAAACCCCAGAAAGAAAGAGACCGTTACTTTATCGGGGAATTTAATTATTACAATGATAAGATGTAATGGTTTTCCCTCTTAGATAGGAGTTTCATGCAATGCACTAACTGTTCCAGAGAAATTTTGGAAGAAAATGATATAAAGCGTGGCATTTGTTTCAGATGTCATGTCAAAGGTATCAGGTTTGGGTTTGTCGGTGTTGAATACGGGCAAAAAGCATGGAACAATTCAACTATAAAGGAAACCCAAGAAATGTATAAAAATATGCCTGGTGTAGAAAAAATCTCTACAAGAAAAGAATTGATTTGATATGGATTGGCTCGTTCCTATACTTGTCGCTGTTATTGGCGGTCCTTTGGTGGTGCTAGTCCAGCAGTTTAAAAGAGAAAGCTCTGAACAGCATGGTGTTCTTGCCGGCAAAATAGACAAGATAGACCAAAAGCTTGACAGCCACATAGAGTGGCATTTAAGCAAGACCAGGAGAAAAAAGAATGAAAGCTAAAATAAAATCATATCCCAGTATTAAATATAAAGAAGGTAAAAAGGGAAAGAAGATTGAAACTCCTGCAGTTAAAGCCGCCAAGAAAGAATTAACTAAAGCAGAAAAAAGATTATCAACTGCCAAAGAAAGACTTAGGATAGCTAAAAAACTAGGAGGTAAAAAATAATGTACGGTAAAAAGGGTAAGGGTAAAGGTAAGCCAGCATTTGGTATAATGATTGCTATAACTGATAGCCCTGTTGGTAAAGCTTACAAAAAAGCCGAAAAGAAAATGAACTCAAAATCCAAGAAAGCAAAAGGTAAATAAATGAAAACTATTAATGTTACTTTAAATAGTGCAGGTGGTTATGATACTACTTGGAGAGAAATTGGTGTTTCAGATTACACCGATGCTGTTATTTCTCTAAAAGGAGTTTGGTCTGGACCAGTTTCTTTTTGGGGCGACAATAAACCCACTGCAGGTTCTACTTTAATGGCAGTTCAGGATATTTCAACAACAAACTGGACCACAGCAGTACAATATGAGGCAGGTGCTAGCCCATCAGAAAATACATTCGTAGCAAGAGTACCAATTGCTGGTCTTACTCGCATTGGTATTTGGGGAGATACTTTTAACTTTTCTGGCTTTGGAACATTTGTTTCGGTTGGTGATGTTGAAGTTACGGTTACACTAGTTTCTAATACAAACGCAAGATAAGGAAAATAACATGAAAAAGAAACCAGCTAAAAAAGTTGCTAAGAAAGTTGCCAAGAAGAGCAAAGCTCCAAGCATGAAGAAGATGGAAGCTTACGAAGCAATGGAACAACGTGGTTATAAGGGTCGTGGTGGCCGCTAATCCAAAGTTTCCAGCTCTTCCTTCAACAACAACTAAGAATTATACTCCTAGAAAGAAGAAGAAGAATGGCCGCAAAAAAAAGTAAGCCAGTGTGGGAGAAAGCTCGTCCAAAGTCTTTAGGTAAACCAAAGAAGTTGACACCAGCACAAAAAGCTAAAGCAAAAGCCGCAGCTAAAAAAGCCGGCAGACCATACCCTAATTTAATTGACAACATGAGAGCAGCAAAAGGCAAATAATGAAAAAAAGAATAGCACCACCTACACCACCACCAGCACCACCACCACCTACTCCAGCACCACCTTCATCTACTCCACCTTCACCACCAAAGTCTAAGAAGCAGGCACTAAAACCTAAAAAGTACGACGTACCGTCACCAAAATCTTCAAAGTTTAGAACGCCAGTTATTGTTCCTGGAAAAAAATTTAAAGGTAAAGTATGAAAAAGAAAACCGCAGCACAAAAGAAAATATCTAAAGTAATGCGTGAATATAAAGCTGGCACTCTGCACTCTGGTAAAGACCCAAAAGGTCCAAAGAAAGCTCCAGTTGTCAAGTCGCGCAAGCAAGCAATTGCTATTGCATTATCTGAAGCCGGTAAGGCGAAGAAAAAGTAATGGCTAAAACTCCAGCTTGGCAGCGTAAAGAAGGAAAGAATCCTTCAGGTGGTTTGAACGCTAAAGGTCGCGCATCTGCAAAAGCACAAGGCATGAATCTAAAGCCACCAGTATCTGCTAAGCAAGCTAAAAAGTCACCAAAGGCTGCAGCAAGAAGAAAGTCTTTCTGTGCAAGAATGGGCGGAATGCCTGGTCCAATGAAGGACTCTAAAGGAAGACCAACACGTAAAGCGTTGGCATTAAAGAAATGGGACTGCTAATGAAAGAAAAAGATTCACCATTAGGCCAAGCATTTGAAATTGCTATTAAGTTTGGTGGCGGCAACGGAGAAGAAGAAAACGAAAAAGAAGAAGGCGAAGAAGAAGAGTTACCAGAGGGTGTAACTAATCCTATTATAAAACTTGCACCAGCAGAAGCTAAGTATGTTGAGTCAATGTTTGAAATTGTTGATGAGTATGGCAAGTTAGCCGACAATGATGACAATGGAATCTGGGTTGGTTATGTTGCTGCAAAAAATAATGCACAGGCATCTATCGGTGTTAAGTGTTCTAACTGCGCTTTCTGGTGTCCTGAAATGAAAGGCTGTCACATTATCGTACAGCAAGCAGAACCAAACGGTTATTGCAGATTAGCAGCCATAGGCGAAGGACTTGTTAAAGGAAAGAGAAAATAAATGGCTAGAGAGTCTAATGCTAACAAGCTAGCAACTTATAGAAAAAATATTGATTATGCTAAAACATGGCGTGCAAATGAAAACTATGACCAGCTTTGGCAGCGTTTAATTAACTTATACCGTGGTCGTCAGTATCGTGGTCAAGCTGTTGGTGACAGATTGCTTGTTAATATTTCTTTCTCAACAATTAATACTTTAGCACCAGCTGTTTCTATTGGTCGTCCAAAGATTAATGTTAATCCACGTAGACCAGAAGATGGCGAAAAAGCAATTCTTACTGAATCAATTATTAACTATTGGTGGCAGCATTACAACTGTCAGCCAGAGTTCCAAAGAGCAGTAAAAGATTATTTAATTATTGGTCATGGTTGGGTTAAAACTGGTTATCGTTTTATTGAAGAAGCAAAACTTGATGAAGTTGAATATTCAGCTGATGAATTAGTTGATGGCCAGCCAGCAGATGATGTTGAGTCTCAGCTAATCATTAGAGAAGACAGACCATTCTTAGAGCGTGTTGACCCATTCGAGATGTTTGTTGACCCAGATGCAATGAACATGGATGACGCACGTTGGATTGCACAACGCACACGTCGTCCATTAAAAGATGCAAAGAATGATAAGCGCTATGATGCCGCCGCAAGAAAAGACCTAAGCCCATCATCTTATCAAAAATATGCAAACATGGACAGAGGATATAGAACAGATGCTGGTGCAAATCCAGATGAAGCTTACTGCGATATCTACGAATACTACAATATTGATACCGGTGAGATGAGCGTATTCTCAGATTCAGGTGGAGACAAGTTCTTAATTAAACCAATCAAGATGCCATATGCATTTGGTCATCCATTCTACATGCTACGCAACTATGAGATTCCTGGATTCTTTTACCCAATGGGCGAACTTGAAGCCATTGAGCCACTACAGTACGAATTAAACGAAACTCGTACACAGATGATGTTGCACAGAAAGCGTTACAGCCGTAAGTGGTTGTTCCAGGAATCAGCATTTGATGATGACGGTCGTCAAGCCTTAGCATCAGATGAAGATAACGTTATCGTTCCAGTTAAGTCTGGAGAGAATTTAAATAACGTTGTTGTCCCGATGCCGGCTTTAATTAACCCACCAGAGTTCTACAACCAGTCAGCTTTAATTCAAAATGACATTGACAGAGTTTCTGGCGTATCTGAATACCAACGTGGTGCAATTCCAGAGACCACAAGAACTGCCCGTGAAGCTGCAATCATTGCAGAAGCAGGCAATGCTAGAGTTGCTGAAAAGCTTGTCTCTATTGAAAATGGAATAGCAGCATGTGCCGCAAACTTAATTATGCTAGCCCAGCAGTTTATGACTGGTGAGCAGACTGTAAGAATTATTGGCACTGAATCTGCTCCTGTGTGGTTGACATTTGATAAAGATTATATTTCTGGTGAGTTTGACTTTGTTGTTGAAGCTGGTTCTACAGCCCCAAGAAATGAAGCTTTCCGTAGAGATATGGCTCTACAGATGGTCGCCGCAATGCAACCATTTGCACAAGCTGGTTTAGTAAACCTTGGAAGATTAGCCGAATATGTATTACAGCAAGGTTTCGGTGTTAAAGACCCAGGTTCATTTTTAACTCAGCAAGGTTTACAAGAAGCACCACTTCCTCCAGGAGCAGGCGGTATGCCACCAGGTATGCCACCTGAACTACCACCTGGTATGCCACAAGAATTACCACCTGGTATAATCGGTGCAGCAGGCGCTCCAATCCAAGGAGCAGGTTTACAGCCTGGAGCTGGTCCACTACCAGCTAGTTTAGAAAGTCTTCCACCTGAAATAATTCAAGCATTATTAGCAGGCGGACAGTAAAATAAAACAATGTAATACTTTTCTATACTATAGTAGAATGGTATGCAAAAATACCAAGGAATAACCAACGAAGGATAGGACTCCATCAATGATAGATAATAATAATATTGCTACCCCTGAAGACGTAGTTAACCCCGATGCAAACGGACAAGTTGACGAAACGACAGAGGTCGTAGCAGAAACTCCGCAAGAAGAAT